GTGTCCCGGGGGGCGACGACGACGCTGATGGACTCCGGGGTCGTGCTCGACACGCCTCTGGACCTCAACCAGGAGGACCCGACCAAGCCGGTGGAGGGCACCACCACCCAGCGTCCCCTGTCGGAGACCAAGACCGAGATCCAACCCGAGACCATGACACCCAACATGACCCCGGCCTTCACCCTCGACGGGGGCCCCTTCAAGCCCACGACCACCGGCTCACGGCCCTTCACGAGCCTCAGGCTGGCCCGTGCCCGTCTCCGGGCCGGGATGGTGATCGGTGACGACCTGCTCATCGCTGAGGCCATCTCCGGGTCTGTGGCGTCCGAGAAGGACATGCAGCGCGAGATCGAGACCCTCGACGCCGTCCACGCCGCCAGCCGCAAGAACGCCAGCCGGGCCGACGCCGGCAACGGCATCCGCCCCGCCCCCCGTCAGGCGTCGCGGACGACCCCTTCACTGGCGCCGTCGGCTGAGGGGCTCCGGTTCGAGTCCTCGGTCGCCTACGACGAGACGCTCTTCGAGGGCTGAGCACGAGCGCCACCTTTCGAGGTAGCCCGTCAGCAGCACCCTGGGTCTGGACCTTCCTCCGATAAGGAGGTCCAGGCCGGGGTGCTGCTGTCTTTTTCTCTGGCCCCGGCTGGGTCTGATCGCCCGGATGATCCTGTCTGGATCGGGTCCAGTCCCTAGGGCAATAGGTGAAGCCGTCACCGCTCCCGTCCGACTCTTTGGCCGATTAGAGGTGACCGACACGATTTAGAACCTAATAAGGTTCGTGTGTTTTCAATCGGCAGCATACACAAAGAAAGAAACGGAGCAATAAACACCATGTTGCGTACCACGCTAGCCAACTCGTACGTCAAGCGAACGCTTCGTATGAACTACGGATACACCCAGGCGACGGCCAAGAGCCAGTTCCTCGACCCGGTGGGATACGTTCGTGGTACCTCTCCCGTCGTGTACCCGGGGATGGTCGCCATGAAGACCGTCGGAGAACTCGTGAACGTCATCGACGCCACCGGGCACCCCTACGGCCTCTTCGGCAACTACATCGGTGGGGACGGCATCGATGAACTGCTCGACTCGGGGATCAACGCCTGTGCCGTGTGGGCGCTGAGCGGTACCGCAGAATTCGAGGTTCTGGCCCCCGCCTTCGATGTCGCCCAGACATGGACCGAGCCCACCGACGGCACGCTCAAGTTGGTCCACGCCCAGACTGCCGGCGCCACCCGAGGGAAGTTGGTGCCGGCTGGTGCCGCCGGAGCATCGGCTCGCCCGGTCGGCCGTCTGATCAAGACAGTCTCCGCCACCAAGATCATCATCGGCGGGCTCTCGGGCACCGTCTGATCCTGAGCCCAGACCAGAACCAGACCCGACCAAGATCCGATCGAGACAAGGACAACAGCAGATGCCCAACGTGATGGTCCCCGCAGGTATCTCCGTGCGCGGAGCCAAGAAGAGCGATGACTACATCGCTGAGATCCTGGCCAAGAGGGGCGGCGACGGCAGCGTCTCCTCCCTCTCCACCGACGCCAAGATGCGGAAGATGGCGCTGGTCCTCAACGACAGCGTGAACGGCATCAAGCGCCTCGGTGTGGCGATGATCGGCCCGGTGCAGTTGAAACTGCGATACCAGGGCATCCTTCGCAACGTCCTCATGGAAGACCCGGTGACACCGAACACCCCCGTCGAGTACGACGTGTTCGATGACCTCGGGCAGGCGTACATCATGAACGGCGAGGACGGCGAGGTCCGGGTCACGCCGTTCGAGGGCAAGAGGGTGCCGGTGCGGTTCTGGAGGATCGCCTCCTTCCCGGCGATCCGCAAGGAAGACCTGATCCAGATGCGGATCAACATGGTCGAGCAGGCCCAGGACGAGACGAAGCAGGCCATCCTCAAGCAGGAGGACGCCCGGCTCATGGTCCTCCTCCAGGCCGCCCTGACCGACTACTCGACCCGGGCCGACCACGACGTGACGGCGAACCACAACGTCACCGAGACCTCGGGCTACTTCTCTCCCCAGAGCCTCTACACCGCGGTCAGCCAGACCGACATGCACGAACTGGAAGCGTCGAGGATCCTGGTCAACCCCCTCGACTACCGGGACTTCTACCGCTGGACGCTCAACGACACCGGCTGGGCCTTCAAGGACCGTGTCGTCGCCGGAGAGAAGATCACCCAGTTCGGTGAGTTCCAGTTCCAGCGCTCCATCATCGTCCCCCAGGGGAAGATGTTCCTCCTGCCGGACCCGAACTTCCTCGGTGTCTTCCCCGTCCTCTACTCCCTCGATGTCGAGGAGAACCACAAGGTCGAGTCCTTCTGGCGTGGATGGGTGTTCGATGAAATGGTGACCATGCTAATTATCAACCCCCGCGGCATAGCGAGCGTAACTAAGGCATAATGGTTTGATGGTATAAAATAGGTAAAGATACCGTCAGCCATTGAGAGCCCCGGATGAAGGTCCGGGGCTCTTGCGCGTCAGGGCCGTTGCCTCCGATGACTTGGAGACGAAGAAGAGGATCCCGTACGATGGGGGTGTCTGCCAGAGCGTCTGCCAGACCAACCGAGGAGACCCTTCCCCCATGGCGCTGCGTCCTGGCACTGCCGCTCTCCAAGCCCGGATCATCGAACTCCGTCAGCAGAACCTCTCCTACGAGGCCATCTCGGCTGAAGTCGGGCTGACCAAGTCTCGGGTGGCCCAGTTGACCCCTCCTGATCTGCGGGGGTTCATGGCCCCTCGCTCCACCACCCCGCCAGAAGTGGTGGCCGAGATCCATCGTCTTCGAGGGAGCGGCAGCACCCAACGAGAGATCGCCACCCTCACCGGATACAGCGTGGCCCATGTCTCACGGATCCTGGCCGGACCAGATCGTGAGCACAGAAGGGTGGGGACCGCCGATGAGAAGAGCGAGGTGGTAGCCAGGTATCGGGAGCGGGAGACGATCCAGTCCCTGGCCGAGCGCTTCGGACGATCCGTGTCGACCATAGTGGATTGGATCAATGAGGCTGGGGCTCTTGGTGATCGTTTACCTTCCATCGAGGTCGAGGAACGTCGCCAGCAAGCCCTCGACCATCGCATGAAGAAGCAGCAGTTGGCTGACGACATCCTCAACCGGTGGGATGCGGGTGGGACCATCGCCAGGAGCCTCACCTGCGGTCACAACACCGTCAAACGGCGGCTGGATGAGCGTCGGCCTGCGGAGCGCCTCGCTCGCACATCGGCACCACGCCCACTTGAGCGGGCCTGTGCAGGCTGTGGAGAGGTGGCCCTGGTTTCGACCTTCCCTCCTCGTCCTGATCGACCAGGGAGGCACCACGCCCGGTGCTGGGCGTGTCTGAGGGACTGGCACCGGGAGTGGCAGTCCACGAACCCTGAGCGCAACCGGGAGGGCGTGCGGCGTCGCCGTGCTCGACTCCGGTCAGCGAGGACGGAGCCCTACCGCGATGCCGAGATCTTCGAGCGTGATGCCGGGAGGTGCTGGTTCTGCTCGGAGCAGGTGGACCCTGACCTGTCGTTCCCAGATCCCATGGCAGCGGTCGTCCACCACCTCCACCCCATCGCCAAGTCTGGCCCGGACATCAGGAAGAACGTGGCTCTGGCTCACTATCGGTGCAATCACAAGGCGAAGGACGCCTATGCCTCGCCTTTCAGCCGATACGTGGTGGCTCAGATCGAGTCGAAGGTGGCGCGCCAACTCATCGTGACGAAGCACTATCTGCACCGGGCAACGCCCTCCTCGTACTACTTCGGGTTGTACGATGCGGATGATGTGGTCGTCGGCGTCGTGGCCTTTGGGGTGGCCCCGTCGAATCGCATAGCGAAGTCGGTGACCTTGGATGCCGAGGTGAAGGTGATCTGCCTCAACCGTCTCTGGATCGATGATGGGGTGCCGCACGGCGCCGGCTCGTACTTCTTGTCCAGGGCCCTTAGGATGCTCCCCCCGGCCCTGGTGGTCGCCTACTCCGATACCGAGGTTCTCGACCCACGTTATGGTTCGACGCACACGGGGGGCATCTACCGGGCCTGCTCGTTCTCCTACTCGGGCCTCAGTCGACCGAACACTGAGTGGCGCATCCCGGGACAGGGCCACAACGTCGGTCCGTCCTACCCTGGCGCCGAGAGGTTCGTCGTCACCCCGAAGGCCCGGTACTGGACGGCCACTGGGACGCCGGCTCAACGCCGGGCCCTCAGGAAGCGATGCGCCTGGCCCTCCCTCCCGGTGACCTGAACGACCATGCGAGCCGTGAGGGTCAACTCGGGGTACATGGACATCGAGATGCCCGACGGCAGTTCGGCCTTCGGACCGACTGTGGTCATGATGAGCGACGAGCAGTACGCCACCCTGAACCGGGCCTCGTTCGAGGCGGAGTCGCCCGGGATCCCGGTTTACACCGACCTGGGATCCGGGTGCGTTCTACGGAGCACCCCTCGGGGTCAGCGCAAGAGCACTCTCGTCGCCGTTCGAGTCATATAGAGAGAGCCCCCGCCGGGCCGGGCAGGGGCTCTTTCGTCGTCCAGACTAGACGCTCCGGGCTAGATCAGGCCAAGTCCACTCGCC